TGAAGCGATTTCAACATTGTTGTCTTGCGGTTTCTCTCGAAATGATTTATTTGATAGAGTAAAAGATGTTTTAATTACAACGGAAGAACAAGAGGATGAGTTGGATATTTCTGTTTCAACAAAGATTAAATCTGCTTTTACGAGAGAATATAATAAAACAATCAAGTCTGGACAAGTATTTCAAAATTTATATGATGAAGTTGATGAACCATATAAACAAGTTGTTCGTAAAGCTACAAAGGCTAAAGCTACAAAGGCTAAAACGGTTAAACCAAAGATTGAAAAGGACAAAGTGGTTAAACCAAAGGCTACAAAATTGAAATCAACCGTAAAATAAAAAAGTAATTGTTATAATAATTCATAAGACAACTTCCTATTTTTTGAAGATTTTTAAGGATATTTTGGATACACGTATTTTCCTTTAATTATTGTTATCACTATAATTAAAATAAAAATGATTGATATTTTAATCGTGACACTTAGCATTACCTAATTACCTAATAAATATGGAACCATTTTTGAATCAGTTAATAACCAAAGCACAAACTGCTATCATCGAAAATAGTATATACGAAAAGAATATTGGGGAGTTCTTTTATTTGCACAAGTGCTATCGTCGTGTAGTCCAACAATGTGAACAGAAACAATGAACAAAGGAACCTATAATAATGGAACATGTGGCATTTGGGTTCTGTTAGTAATGTTTTGCATTCATTCATTCAAAATGACATCATGTGAAGTCATTAATAAAATACAATTGTATGACCCTCAATCAACCCATTTAATTATTCGTGGATTTATTCAATACCTTTGAAAAGGAAAAGCGGTTAAACCAAAGGCTACAAAATTGAAGTCAACCGTAAAACAAAAAAAATAATATTTATATATAATATAATAATTATGAGTTGCCAAACATATATTCCATTTGAAAGAAGTGTATTAAAAAAGAAAATTATGGAACAATATAAATATATTTTAAATCACGAGTGTTGTACTCGTGATTGTATTATTAATATTCAGAAAGATATTGAACAATTACAATATTTATGCGATGATGTGTATCGTTCAGATGATGTTGATGAAAAGGGACTAACAAAAAATACTTTATGTGAGGACTTAAAAAAATATAAAATTTACATAATAAAAAATTTAGAAAATACTAATCTTTTATCACTTAATGAATTTACCAAGGGACACCGAGGTGGGTTTAAAAAAAGTATAAAACAAAAAAAGAGAGTATTAAAGATAAAAACAAAAAAGCAGAGAAAAACATATAAGAATAAACAACGAACATTAAAAAAATTACACGTACAAAAAAAAGGTCCAAAAAGAACAAAACGTAAATTAAAGCATTAGACAATATCATTATATATTACGAGCCTTGTAGTCGGTTATAAATGTTTTAGCACTTTCAATTCCTGTACTAAAAATAGAACGTCGTGTTTCAACCGACATTAATGCTTGTTTATAAGTATTTAAATTTACTCTTTTTGTTTTACATACGATTTCATGTTTAGTACGGATTCTCTTTTTTTTCGAGTTGAAATTATTAATTAACTTAACAATAAAATTAAGACCATATTCAAATATATTTCCCGAATCAGCTATGTTTGTATTAATATTTAATTCATTTTCAAGGCTTTCATGCTCGTCCAAGTCTGCGTTGTCTCCATACTGATTTCTAAACCCTAAAATGTGGTCTTCATGTTCAGGTATGTCAGCATGAGCAGTTAAACATTGATGGATGGGATAATTACATATAATACCTCCATCAATATAGCACTTTTGGTCAATGCATACAGGCGAAAAAAGAATTGGAATGGCACACGTCATATGTAAAGCGGTAATCAATAATAAATCAGGATGAGTAATGTATGAAATATCGTCAACTTCAAACGTATTTACATCAAACGCGAAAATATGATGTTCAATTCCGCATAATTCATGAAATTTACTCATAGTTATATTTAATGGAATGTCTTTTGATTTGAAAAGAGGCTCAAAACACTTTTCTACAGCGGCTGTTGAAAATAGTCCCTTGGAGTAAAATGCTTCTATAAATGTCTGGATTTTTATAGGAAACACTTCGTGCCACGGACGGTTAATAATATAATTATTTAAACTATCCCATTCAACGCCGAGAGAAATCATTACCCCAATTACTGCTCCAGCTGATGTTCCATATATTTTTGTTAATTCCGACATAATAATAATTTGTTCTTTTTCACATTCTTGGACAGCTGCCAAAACTTGTATTAAGGTTGGTCCACCTCCTGATATAACAAGAGTATTGAATGTCATATTATATATTAATAAACAATGTACGTTATATTAATATATTTTTAGTATTTTATATTTAACTTAATTTCTCAATGGAATTACTCTTTAAAATTATCAGAAATAGAATTAATCATATTGGCCATGTAATCCGTAATAAAATCAACATTCATAATTTGAGAATGGAGTTCAAGTGCGTTTTCAGCTATCTTTTTACATTTATCATCGTTTCTTTTACAGTCTCGAATAACCGTAGCCATATTGTCCAAATTTTTATTAACAGAAAGATAATGCGTTCCTTCTTTCAAGAACGAATCAAACCATAATTTGTAATCATATTGACTATCTACCTTTAAAATAGTTGAACCGAGAGAAAGTTCCTTTCCAAGACGATATGCCGATACATGCCCATCGACGTGGATAATGTATTTGTATTCGGATTGATTGTTCATTGACATTCGCGGCTTTTCCATAATTTTTTTATACTTTTTGTATCGGAAGAAATCAATAGCCTTCCCCATTACCTTTTTATCTCTTGTTGGTTTCCCTACCAAACCAGCATCCATTAATGTATGATGTTCAGGATTTTTACTTTCCTCTAATTTTTTAGAAAGAACCGCCAGTCTAATTCTCTGATTATCTTCTGGGGTATTTCCACATCCTGTTGCACTTCCTCTAAAAACAGCCATTGGTTTTTTCTTAGACCAGTCATGAGTTATATCATCTATTTCCATACTATCGCAATTGGATGGATATAATCGTTTTGTGATATTTCGCCAGTCTCCGTAATTGGGAATAAGCAAATCGGCAAAATCGTCGTTTTTACAGAAACTCAAAATGGGGACATATTTAAGATGGCGGTGTTTATCAGGAAGCGGTGTGGTAAGACCGTCAAACATGTGAAAGTATGGCTCCATACCATTAGGTGTTAATACAGGATGGTCACGACGATTTACAAAGAATACACAATCCTTTACAGTACGTTCTTCGCAAGTTTTATGTATCATTTCTCTCACTTCAAACCATCCCATGTTTCCTATTTCGTTATCGCTCCATGTTCCAAGTAAACAGTTATTTGACGACCAATTTTTAACATCTGCTTGGACAGTCGCATGATTGTATTTTTGTTTTTTCTTTTTGGTATAATATTCATCCATTGATACTTCACCACCCTTTCCATCTGAAAACCGCAATATGTTTTTATTTGTATGCCATGTATTTGTATATTCTAAATTCTGAAAGGGTATAAACTGTGATAGTTTCCCATCTTTAATCTGAACAAAAATACCAATACGAATATGATAAAATAAATAGTCAAATGTGTTAATTACATCATCGTTTGTTAAATCGGTATAAATTGGTAAATCTAACTCCGATGGACGTGTATTAGAATTAGAATTATTATCAGACTTAGATTCATCATGATATTTATTTGGTAAAATAACCGATGCTAACGCATAAAACTCATTCGGGTCCGTAAGAGCTGGAATAATGTTTGTTTTCTTAAGGCATTGTATTTTATCTGTGTAACTAAGAGCATAGTCATCCAAATTATATTTTTCGACAAGATTAGACGGGTTAATGTCAGATTGAATATCTTTATCTATTCCATCATCAATGGGTTCATCAATTTGTTCTGGTAAATCAAGATTATGGATAATGTCCGTAATATGCTTTAACACTTCATCAGTTGATTTAGTTTTATTATACTTATCCATATTACTCTCAACAATTTCATCATATTTTTCATCCATCATACTTTGGTCTGAAATAACAGATGATTCAATATTTGGGTCAAGTCCTTCACCTAATCCTAACAACTTTTGAATATTTGTTGAACCTTTCATCGTGGACAAATGGTTTATGTTATCTTCGGTGACAATACGAAGCTGTACATTCATAATTTGGAGTTCTTGAATAAGTAACTTAAAAGCATATGGAACTCGTACAAGACTGAAACTGCGTCCATACTTTGTGACATTGTTTAATTTCATGGACGAGTCAGGATTTACATGAAAATTAACAGGTCCATCAGCAAACGGACTATAGAATAAATCAAGTGCTTTATTGTACACTGCTATAGTACCAGTTGTATTACAAATACCCATAAAGAACTCATCACCTCTATTAATAAATGAATCCGTTAAAAACTTGGTTATCCCATGACCAAGAATTCCATCACGTTCCATTTCTCCCACTCGTAATCCACCCTCATCCGCACGCCCCTGGTTTGTCTGACGTGTTAAAATATCACGTTTTCCCCTGGCACGATAATTCACCTTGTCCTTAACCATGTGCTTGAGACGCATGTAATATGTTGGACCAATAAAAATATTGCTTTTAAGTTGTTCACCGTTTTCACCGTTATATAATAATTGAAGTCCCTCCGATTGAAATCCATATTGGTTCATTATCTGCCCGTACATATCAAGTTTTGACCCTTTATTTTGGAATACTGTACTGTTTCCAAAAGCACCAACTGTAGAACCAACTGTACCCAAAACAGATTCAATCAATTGTCCAATAGTCATTCGAGACGGGACTGCATGGGGGTTAATAATTAAATCAGGTCGAATTCCATCTGCTGTAAACGGCATATCTTCTTCCTCAATAACTAACCCAATTGTTCCCTTTTGACCAGCTCTTGATACCATTTTATCTCCTATTTGGGGAATTCGGTCGTGACGTATTCTAACCTTGGCCAAATTAAATCCTTCTTCGCTCTCGGTTAAGAACGTTTTATCTACTACTCCAAGTTGACCTCTTTTTGTTTTTAACGAATCATCCGCCCACGTATCATTATCGCCTCCATTACTTATTTTACCCGCCAAAATAGTTTTATCGGTTACCTGAGTGCCTTCATGAATAATACCCCGTTCATCAAGAAAACTATAATCATACTCTTTCTTTAATTTTGATACATTGGGTGTTTGTTCAATATTAGCAAATTTAGACCGACTACCACCACTTATTACTTCACTTTCTTCTTTTGTTTCATAACTTGTCATGTACGTTGTTCTAAAAAGTCCACGGTCAAGTGCTCCTTTATTCACCAAAATGGCATCTTCAAC